TATGCGGGCTACCAGCCATCGGCCGAAGCCGTCAAAGCGGAGCGCGAGCGCAACGCCAAACGGGCCGCGACATTCCGCGAGCGTCACGCCGGTAGTAACGCCGGTAGTAACGGCGTGAGTCCGGACGCCCCGTACCCGGTCCCGGTCCCGGTTAATAACCCGGTCCCGGCCGCTACCACTACCCCCCAACCCCCTCCGCCAGCGGAGGGGGCGGTTGCACCGCCGACGGCGAAGGATCGTGAGCTCTGGCACGAAGCACTCCGCGGCATGAGCCCGGGCCTGCTCCCAGCCAACGCCGCCAAGCTGGCAGCGCTAGAGCTGCTCGGCCGGGCGCCAGACGGCGGGCTGCGACTCCGTGCGCCGCCGGGCACGGTCGGGGGCCGGCAGTGGCGGCGGGGCATCAGCTGGGCCCTGCGCGAGGCCGGCGACCAGGCCGCCGAGCACGTGGCGATTGTCGAGGGATAGCGGACAGGGTGGAGAATGCGTGGTAGCAGAGCAGGAGCGCGGGCTGGTGCCGTCGGGGCTGGACCCCGGCGAGATCGAACGCACGCGGCGCGGACTATGACCCACCAGCCCGCGACGCTCGACGTCGACCCCGTGCGCCTCGACCGCGCCCTGGCGCTCCGCACGCTCGCCGCGCTCAGATCCTCGCTGACGCCGGCGGGGCACCTGGCGCAGCGCGTCACGCACGAGCACCTGGGCTACTGCGCGTGGAACGGCGAGAGCGAGCGCTGCTCTGAGCAGCGGGCGCTGATCGCGGAGCTTGAGCACGCGCTGGAGGGCGCGCCGTGAGTGACGATGAGAAGAAGCAGGCCGAGGCGGCATCCTGGCGCGCGTGGCAGACGGCGTGGGGGAACACCGAGAGCGGCGCTCACGCTCACGGGTGGGAGCATGGGTACGAGGACGGCGTTCGGGCAGGCCGGCGGGCGCTGATCGCGGCGCTGATCGCGGAGCTTGAGCAGGCGCTGGAGGAGCCGTGAGGTACGTCTACCTCGGCGACCGTCTGACCGATCCGCGCTGGGTGGGTCAGCCGTGTGACCCCGTCCTACGGTCGAACGGCGAGCGGATGACCGTGATCCGTGGCAGACGACCGCGCAACCAGCTCGTGCGGTTCGCCGACGGGTCCCTGGTCGTCGTGCTCGGCCGACGGCTGCGCGTCACGTCGGCCACGCTGATCGCGGATCTTGAGCAGGCGCTGGAGGGCGAGTGATGACCGACAGGCTGTGGATGGTCTTTGACGTGGAGAGCATCGGCCTGCACGGCGAGGGCTGGGCAGTTGGCTACACCGTGATCGACGCCAGGGGGAACACGGCGGGACCGGATGGCCGCTACGTCTGCCCGCCCGAGACGGCGACAGGCGACGATACGGGGAGAGCCTGGGTGGCAGAGAACTGCCCGCCGCTCGCGGCGAACTGTGCAACGCCACGAGAGGTCCGGGATCGGTTCTGGCGGGACTGGCTCATGTTCAAGGAGCGGCACGTTGAGTTGATCGCGGATTGTGCCTGGCCGGTTGAAGCGCGTTTCCTGGCGGCGTGCGTGGACGACGAGCCAGAGAACGAGGGCAAGCCGTGGCAGGGGCCGTACCCACTCCACGAGCTCGCGTCGTTCATGGTCGCCGCCGGCATGGACCCGATGGCTACGTACGATCGTCTGCCGGACGAGCCGATGCACGATCCGCTCGGTGACGCGCGGCAGTCGGCACGGCTGCTTGTCGAGGCGCTCCGTACCTGCGAGCAGCGGGCGCTGATCGCAGAGCTTGAGCAGTCGCTGATGGAGGACTCGTGAATCTGCGAGACGTGAGCCGAGAGACGGCCAGCATGCGACGAGCGACGCGCTGGCTGGCCGAGCTGCGGGCGGATGCCGGCGTGTCTGGTCGTACGCTCACCGGGCCGACCGTGCGCCTGTTCGAGCACATGACGACCTGTCCTGACTGCGAGCTCCGCGAACACAACGACCCCGAGTTGTGTGATGACGCCGAGGACATCCTGGACGGCACGACATGACGCTGCTTGCAGCCGTGCTCAGCCTGGCGCTGCTCAGCCCCGCCGAGGTGCCGTGGTGCGGAGAAGCCAGGATCACTGGGTACAGCCGTCTGGAGTACGGCCCGAGGACCTTCGATGGCACGCCAATCACGACGCCTGAGAATATCGCAGCGGCCTCCTGGGACGTGGCGCTCGGCAGCCTGGCGGAGATTTCGGGGCTCGGGGTGTACCGTGTTGCTGATCGCGGCATGCTTGGCCGTGGCGAGCCGATGCCGTGGGTGGACGTCGCGGTCTGGGATCGAGCGACGGCGTTCGCGCTAACCAGTGTCCGCCGAGTCTGTTTTCGGAGGCCGGCGACGTGAGCATGCGCGTGCTGAGCCTCGGTGCGGGCGTGCAGTCGAGCACACTGCTGCTCATGGCCGTGCACGGCGAGATCGCCCTTGACCGCGCGATCTTCGCCGACACGCAGTGGGAGCCGCGGGGCGTCTACGACTGGCTGGGCGGACTGATCCTCGCGGCCGGACTCGCGGGCATTCCCGTCGATGTCGTGACCGCCGGCGACCTGCGCGCCGACGCGCTGTCGGCATCGAGGCGCTTCGCCCCGATGCCGCTGCATGTTGTGAACGCCGCCGGCCGCCCCGGCATGCTGCGCCGCCAGTGCACGAAGGAGTACAAGATCGTGCCGATCCAGCGGCGGCTGCGTGATCTTGGGGCCACCCGTGCGACGCCGGCGTCCCTGCTCATCGGGATCTCGCTGGATGAAGCGCTGCGGATGAAGCCGAGCCGCGTGCGCTACGTCCGTCATGACTACCCGCTGGTCGACCGTCGGATGACGCGCCAGTCCTGCGTGGTGTGGCTGGATGCTCACGGCTATTCCGAGCCACCGAAGTCAGCCTGTCTCGGCTGCCCGTTCATGGACAACCGACGGTGGCGGGACATGCGCGACCACCGTCCGTCCGAGTGGGACGACGCCGTGGCCTTCGACGCGGCGTCGCGGTCGATGGCCCGGATCGACGGCGACGTGTTTTTGCATCGGTCGCTGGTGCCGCTTCCGATGGTCGATCTGTCGACGCAGCGCGACGCCGGCCAGCTCGACCTCTTTGCCGCGGAGTGTGAAGGGATGTGCGGAGTCTGATGAGCATCCAGGACGAGCGCATCGAAACCGCCTTCGAGGATGAGCTGCTCCGCATGCGGCATGAGGGCGTCGGCAAGCTGCTCCAGATGCCACTCGACGCGATGTTGTGGCAGGTCTACCGTCGCGGCTACATCCGAGGCCACTCGGCCAGGTCTAGAGAGGTCCAGCAAGACGAGGAGCAGGCCATCCGCGAGGGGCGGCTCCCGATGAACGTCAAGGTCTCCTACCAGGGCGACAAGCTGCTGATCGAGGGCAAGGACCGCACGCCAGCCAGGGACAGAGCTACGGCGTGGCCGCCGCTGCCCAGCGAGGAGACAGGAGAGCAGGGGGAGCCGTGACGTTTCTGGATGCGCTGCCACGGCAAACCGAGCGCTCCTGGCAAACGCAGGTCATCAAGCTGGCCGAGCTGCTCGGCTACCGCGTCTACCACACCTGGAATAGCAAGCACTCGGCGGCTGGGTTCCCGGACCTCGTGCTCGTGCGCCGCCCGCGCTGTATCTTCGCGGAGCTCAAGTCCGATCGCACCAGGCTGACCGATGACCAGCTGGCCTGGCTCGTGGCGCTGCGCGAGTGCGGTCTGGAGGTCTACGTCTGGCGGCCGTCTGAGTGGAAGCTCGTCGAGCGCATCCTGAAGGGGCGGCCCGATGAACGAGCCTGACGCGATCTACCTCGATCCCGACGGCCTGCACTACATCGCGCAGTTCGCCGACGACGACGACACGGCAACCTGGCTGCGCTGGCCCGCCATCGAGAACGGCTGGGCGACACGGCACAGGGGTTCGTCGCCGCTGGCAGACGCGTGCGCCGAGCTTGACGCCTGGCACGCACGGCTCGCGCTCAGGCTCTCGGGGGTCATGTACGATGACCGCTGAATGCTTCGGCGCCCTGCTCCGACGGCTGCGCCTGGCGACAGCGGTGACGGCGACGGTGCGGCGCCATCTGCTCGGCACGCGCTGGGATCCGGCCGGGCACCTCTCGACGACGGGTCTGGCTCGACTCGCGCAGGTCGACGCGGGCTATGTGCATCACCTCGAAACGGGACGCAAACACCCGTCCCGAGCCGTCACCGAGCGATTGGCGCGTGCGCTCGGCTGCGACGAGCTGGGGCGGGCGCTGCTGCTGGTCTCGGCCGGCTACTGGCCCTGGCCCGACACGGACGACGCCCGCACCGAGGTGCTCATCGGACTCTGCCTGGCCGTGCTCGACGGCGACTATCGGCGGCTCGATGCGTCCGAGAGTGATGGTTCGCGCGCAATCCATCAGTAACTCTGATACGATGGGCGCATGGCTGAGGCGCTGCTCTCCTTCCTGATCCTGCTGGTGGCGGTCTGCGTGGCTGCGGGCGTGGTGCTCTGGGCGCTCCAGCGCTTCATGCCAGAAGCCTACCCGCCAGGTCGGCTGATCGTCGGCGGCGTGGCCTTGATCGCCGTGCTGTACGGGCTGGTGCGCCTCGTCGGGGCGCTCGGCCCAGCGCTGCCGTAGTGCCGCGGATGTTGGCCGATGTTGGAGTCTGAAAAGCCGTGACCGTGAGCCACACCGTCGAGGAGTACGCGCTGGCGATCCGCGAGGCGCGGGGGCTCGTCAGCCATGCGGCCAGGCGGCTTGGCGTCACCGACGAGGCGATGCGGCAGCGTCTCAAGCGCACGCCGACGCTCCGCCAGGTCCGCGACGAGGCCCGCGAGGCCATGACGGATCTCGCCGAGTCCTCCCTCTACGAGCAGGTCATTCGCGGTGAGGGCTGGGCCGTCTGCTTCTACCTCAAAACGCAGGCGAAGGACCGCGGCTACGTCGAGCGCGTCGAGGAGAAGCGCGAACTGACGGGGGACATCAGGATCAGGATCGAGGCCGTGCATGACCGCGCAGACCCGTCCCGAGACTGAGGTCAGGCTGCGGCTCTCGGCGACGCAGCGGGCGTTCGTCGAGGACGAGCACCGCTACACGCTGCTCCTCGGCGGCGTCGGCGCCGGCAAGAGCTATGCTGGCGCTGTGAAAGCGCTGGCCCGCTTCGCTGCAAGCACGCGCCCATCGCTGGGTCTCGTGGTCAGCCCCACCTACCCGATGCTCAAGGACGCTACCTGGCGCACCGCGCTCGACGTCTGGAAGCCGCTCATCTCACGGGTGGTCGAGAACACGATGCGGATCGTGCTTGTGACGGGGGACGAGGTGATCTTCCGCTCGTCGGACGACCCAGACCGACTCCGTGGCCCCAACGCCTCGTGGGCCTGGATCGACGAGGCAGCCTTGTGCCACCCCGAGACCTGGCCGATCACCATCGGGCGGCTGCGTCAGTTCGGCGAGGTCGGCACGGCCTGGCTGACGACCACCCCGAAGGGCATGAACTGGCTCTACGACGTGTTCGTCACGCAGGCGACTGACGAGACAGCCGTGCACCGTGCTGCCACCTGGGCTAACCCGTTCGTGGATAGCAGGTTCGTGCAGACGTTGCGGTCCCAGTACGGCGGCGAGTTCGCACGGCAGGAGATCGAGGCCGAGTTCATCGCCGACCAGGCGGGCACCCTGATCGAGTGGCGCCACCTCGAGGCCGCCCAGCGGCGCCCAGCGGCCTACGACGGCGCCGCCGGGCCCGTCATCGCCGGCCTCGACGTGGCGGGCCCTGGGGAGGACGAGAGTGTGCTGGTTGTGCGACAGGGGCCGGCGATCCTCGACGTCCGAGCCTTCGGGGACGCAGACGCCAGGGGTCCTGTGCTGGCAGCGCTGCGTGCATGGCGCCATCGTGGGCTGGTGCGCGTCAACGTGGACACCGCAGGGCTGGGTCACTACGTCGCACGCCACCTCGACGACGCCGGCCTGCGGGTGCGGGACATCAACGTGGGCGAGTCCCCGACCACCGACGACGCCCGAGAACGCTACGCCAACCTGAAGGGCGAGCTCTACTGGGCGCTGCGTGAGCGGTTCGCCGACGGCGACATCTCAGGACTGACTGACCGCACGATGCTCGCCCAACTCGCGGGCTTGCGCTACCAGCATGACAACCGCGGGAGGGTCAAGATCGAGTCGAAGGACGACGCCGTCAAGCGCGGCCAGAAGTCGCCCGACCGTGCCGAGGCCCTGATGCTGGCGTTCGCGCCTGACGATCCCAGGGCAGCGCGGGCGGCGTTGTACGGGCTCAAGACGGGTGGAGCGCGCTGATGGCTGAGCGACGCGGCGCGGCGACTGACCGTCCGAAGGACACCGACGCCCTCCGTCTCGACGTTGACCCGACGGGCGGCCAGTTGGCGCAGCTCTGGAAAACCACGGATGCCAGATTCCCGTCATCGAGACGGCGCATCAAGCGGGCTCGCGACGTCGCGAACAAGGAGGACGTCGCCTTCGGGAAGGACGGACGAGCAACCGACCCGTCGGCGATCACGCTGCCGCAGCGCCTCCTCGCGATCACGATGACCAACAGCCTGTCGTCACAGTACGGGGTGCCCGAGCTGACCCGCTTCGGCAGGCCCGTTGCATCCGACAAGTCCGACCAGATCGAGACGGTCCTCAAGGCGACGCTCGGCGAGCTGCTCGCCGCCGAGGAGCTGTTCGGCAAGGCGACGCAGGACGGCGAGTGGGGCGTGGCCGTGATGCCAGCCGCGACCCGCTGGGACCATATCCCCGTCTACTCGGAGGACGACTACAGCCTCGACGCGGACGACCGCGAGCCCGACGACGAGGGCTACACCGAGCGGGACGGCGCCAGGTCGAGGCGGAAGTACGACGCGGACTACGAGGATTACTGCGCCAGGTGCGAGTACGTCGCCGTTGATTTGATCGACCCGACCGACTGCGCCCCGATCCTGACCCGCGGCACGAAGGGCCGGCGGTTCTCCGCTCGCGGCCTCATGGTCCGTCGCCTGTTCGAGCGCGAGGAGCTGCTCGACCAGGGCTACGACTGCCCAGCCTTAGCCTCGGAGAGGTCGGCGCTGATCCCGCGAGGCGAGCGGGCCACCATGCGCGGCCGGGGCGGCAAGCTCTACCTGTACACGGCCTACGTCAGCCTCTGGGACGAGGACGAGGAGTGCCTGGTCCCCTGCATCGCCTACAGCGTCGCGGGCGAGGACACCACCCGCTACTCCCCCAGGACCCGCACGCAGGAAGCCGCCCTGATCAACCTCAAGGAGGAGTGGGGCATCTGCACGCCGATGTGGGGCTACTACCACGGCATGCGGACCGCGGACCCCGACCCCGACCGCGTCGGCCTGCCGTTCCTGGACGCCTACGCCGACCTGGTGCTGGCGCTCGAGCGCATGCTGGCGGCCAGCGTCCACCACGCCGAGCGCTCCTCGTTCAAGGGCTCGTGGGTCGAGCCAGCCGAGAACGTTCCGCCGGAAGCCTACACCGAGACCGTCGAGAACCAGCTGCGGCTGAAGTCGTTCGACGAGCCGAAGTCGGGCGAGCTGATGACCGCGCCTGGGCGCGTGACTCCTGCCGCGCCCCCGCCGCTCGGCACGGCCGCGACCCAGATGCTCCAGGCGATGCTCGGACAGCTCGAGGCGACCGCACCCGACCCGTCATCGCCCGCGGGATCGGGCGCATCAGGGCACGCGATGAGCCTGGCCTCCGGGCTGATCGAGGCTGCCCACGCCGACATCCCCCGCGGCGTGCTCGAGTGCTACCAGGACGTCACCCAGTGGGTGCTCGAATGCATCAGTTGCGTCATGAAGACCAAGCAGGTCCCGTACGTCATCGACGCCAACGAGGAGCTGCCGCCCGACGTGCCTGGCGACCGCAGATCCGTCAGCCAGCGCTACGTGCTCTCCGAGAAGGACATCGGCGACTCGTACAAGATCACGGCTCAGTGGCGCCAGCGGCCAGACCCCGTGAACATCACCCTTGCGATGGACCGCGCCATGAAGGGCTTCGCCTCGATCGTCGACGTGCTTGAGGCCGCGGGCGAGACGAATACGACCTACAAGATCGCCGAGATCCTGTACTACAAGGCCGTCATGACTCCAGGCAGCCCCGAGAACCTCGAGCTCTCGGCCTACGTGGCCCGCAAGCGCGGCGAGGTGGCCCGCGCCGAGCAGCTGGAGCTCGAGGCGAAGCAGCTGCTGGCGCCGCAGGGGACGCCGACGGACGCGATCGCTCCCGAGGCCCAGCAGATGGCAGCGCAGGCCGCCGGCGGCGGAGCACCACCGTCTGGCGTGGCGACGGGCGTGCAGTCGAGCATCGCCGCCACGGTGCAGGGCGCCCAGGAGGGCGGCGCGATCAACGCCGACCAGCGTCTGGGAGCTGCGATGGGCATCAGGGCCGCCGTGCCCCCCACCGTGGGCGCCGGCCTGAACGGGGCTGGAGGCTAGCCGTGGCCGAGTACGTCGCCGAGGTCGAGGTCGTGTGGGGATGCCATCGGCGGGGCACCTACTGGCTGGTCGGCGCGTGCGATCCCGACGACGAGGACGACCACGAGCGGGTCGTGGACATGGTGGGCCCGTTCTACGACGCTGTCGATGCGCTCCTGTTCGCCGCGTTTGGCGTCTGCGAGCACTTCCCGCCGTCGGCCTATCGGCACGGCGATGCCGACCTTGAGATCACCTTCCACCGTCTCTGGGAGCACAGCATGGCGGCGGGGTATCCCCCGCCTGGCTACGAGGACATGGACGACCTGGCCGAGGTGGAGGCGATCGATGCCTAAGCCACTGACCACGGGCACACTGAGTCTCGGTGACGTCTACGGCTCGGTCGCCCAGGACCTGATGCAGCGCATCGGCGACGCCCAGGCCGCGGCCGCTGGCCCGCCGATCTCGGATGAGGTGACGCCCGCGACGGACAAGGATCGAGCCGAGGCGTGGTGGGCGCGCCGGCCCGAGGCGACTGACCAGGCCATGATGCAGCTTGCCCAGCAGAAGTACGCCGAGCACAGAAGAGCGGGCATGGACGACCAGAAGGCGCAGGCAGCCACGGCCGAGGACCTGACGCACTTCAGGTACGGGCAGAGACTCAAACTTTATACGTATGGTCAGGTGGGATTTAAGGCTCAGGTGGAAGAAGCCAAGCGCCTCGCAAAGCTGGCGGCCAGGGAGTCGACGCCCAACCCGGAGCCGCCTGCGCCGACCATGCCATCAGCGGCCATGACGACCGCCGCCGCGGCGCCGACCATCGCCGGTAGCCCGCCTGGAGTACCCGGACTACCCGGAGATCTACCCGGAGATCTACCCGGAGATCTACCCGGACTACCCGAGCCGAGGCCCGCACCTGGAGGCTACTGAGCGATGACGAGCCCGAACTACAGCAACCAGGGCTACAGCGACGCATTGGCGGGGATGTACGACTCGGCGGGCGCGCTCCAGCTCAAGGAGATCGAGCAGCGGTACAAGCTCGGCCAGTCCGACATCTCCGCCCGCCTCAAGATCGCGTCGCAGCAGTCGAAGGACACGCGCTACGGCATCGACGCCACGCGCGACACCGCCCGCGAGCAGATCGCCCAGGCCCGGGCCGAGATGGAGCAGATCGGCATCCCGCGGATGCTGATCGAGAAGTTCGTCGCCGAGAAGAACTACGAGATCGCCCAGGCGGAGATGACGCTCAAGCGCGACATCTTCGTCGAGGAGACGGCCCAGGCGAAGGCCAAGCTCCAGCTCGACCGCGAGCAGATGGAGCGCATCGGCATCCCCCAGATGGAGATCAACAAGTACGTCGCCGAGCAGAACGCGAAGATCGCGCAGGCTCAGCAGACGGGCTACTTCAACGGGGCAGCGACGCTCGACCGCCAGAAGTTTCAGTCGGACGCGGACTACCAGCGGGCCCAGCTGGCCCAGTCGGCCAGAGAGTTCCAGACCACGGCCTCGGGCTACATGCAGCAGCAGGGCACGCTTGCCCAGGACCAGCGACTGCGCTACGAGCAGATCAAGATGGCCGACCAGCAAGGCACGGCCACGGCGCAGGACCGCGCCGAGTTGGCGGGCTACGAGGACATCCTCGCTGGCCGTGCGCCTGGCGTCGGCGGCAGCGGGGGTCCAGGGCAGGCGACGCTCGAGCGCGAGAAGTTCGAGAAGCAGTACGGGCTCGACGTCGCGAAGTTCGGCGCGGATCTGGCCTCGACCCCCGACACCTACTTCCAGGCGCGGCGCTTCCAGGGCGTCGACGTGCCCAGGCTCATGGGCGGGGCGGGTGCTGCGACCCAGGACGTGCAGGGCGGCCCGACCCCTGGCGTCGCGACGATGGGCGCGTACCTCTCGGGCCAGGACCCGTACGGGCAGCAGGCGCAGGGCGTGGGTGCCGCCAGTGGCGGCACGTACGAGGGCCTCAAGGCCGTTGGCGGCGGCGGGTACACGGGCCCGATGCGCGAGAGTGGCCCGATTGACCAGAACGGCAACCCCATAGCTGGTCCCACGGGCGGCGGGGCCGCTCCGCTGTCGCCCCAGGAGCAGGCGCGCTACCAGCAGTTGGTAGCCCGGGCCAGGGAGCTCAACGCCGCGGGCGAGCCGGTGCCAGCGGTGGATGCCGATGAGCTGGCGCGGTTCCAGGCGCGGCTGCCGCGCCCGACGATCGCACCATCCCCGGGGGGCGGCGACGGCCAGGACCGCGTCGGGATCGACGACCCAGGCTTCGACCCTGGCGCGGCGGCGCGTAAGATCGGTGGCGGTGGCAGCTACCAGCCCGAGCCGATGCTGGGCATCACCGACCCTGGCTTCGACCCGAACGCCATGCGCGCGAAGATCAGCGGCGGGTACGGGGACCCGAACGGGCTGACCGGAGCCTCGCACGGGAGCCCCGCTCCCACGGGCACGGTCTGGGGCAACTTGACCCCCGAGGCGCAGGCCGCCCTGAGCCAGCAGAACGGCGGCCAGGTCCCAGGCTATGCCGCGTCGGAGATGGACCAATCGTACGGCAGCGCATCGTACGGCGGCCCCACCGCGTCGGTCTACGGCGGGCCAGCCGTGTCGGCGACGGTCGGCCCGCAGGGTTACAGCATGCCTGCCTGGTACACCCAGCAGCAGCAGGGAGCCACCAGTTACCCGAGCCAGGACCCCAGGCAGAAGCAGGTCGCCGCGCTCGTCAAGGCGCTGCCGCCCAGCCCCTACGACGGCTTGAACGAGCAGGACTCGGCCGCGCTCCACGGCATGGAGGCGATCTACAAGGGCGGGGGTCAGCAGATCGCGGGCGGCGAGTACGAGCGGCTCAAAGCGTCGGGCAGGCTCGGCTTCATGCAGAGCGCGGGCAAGCTGCTGGGCTACTCGCCGAGCGACCTCGAGAATCAGTACAAGTCGTACCGCCCGAGCCAGGGCAGTAGCCGGATGGCGGGGTAAGCCGTGCCGCGGTCCTGGCTCCCCTACCTGCCGTCGAGGGTCCTGTCGGAGACCGCCGACTGGGGCTTTCAGAACAGCGTGGCCTCGAGCATGGGTTCACTGCTCCAGCAGGGCCAGGAGCTGATGCAGCCGGTCACGGAGCAGGTAACCGACGTGGTCAGGCAGGCGCTGCCGCAGCCGGCGCCGCCTCCGCCCGCGCCGGAGATGCGGATGCCCGAGGTCACGCCCTTCGCGCTGCCGAGCCTGGAGTCGTGGGGCATGCACACGCCGACGCCGCCGCCCGCGGTACGCCCGGAGCCGATCGATATGGGTCCACGGGCGGCTCCGCCGCCGCAGACGCCCTCAGCGCCCGCTCCGGGGCTCTCCGGCGGGCTCGGGGCTGCCGCGGGTGGCGCGTTGGGCGCTGCTGGCTTCAGCCTGCCCAGCCTCGATGCGTGGGGCATGGGATCGGGGACCCCGGCCCGCGCACCGGGGGGTGCGGGGTCGCCGCCGGCTTCAGGGGCGGCGGCGCCTCGTTCTGGCGGGGCTGGCGCTCCGACCGACGTGAACGAGTATCTCAAGTACGCGGCCGGTAAGGCGGGCATCGACCCCGCGCAGGTCCTCGCCGTCATGGGCAAGGAAGGCCCGACGGGCTGGGGCTCGGTCGGGACGTTCGACACGGGCACCTCCTATGGCCCGCTCCAACTGCACTACGCGGGCGGCTCCAACCCGAAGGAGGGCATGGGCGACCGCTTCACGCGGGCCACGGGCATCGACCTCAGGAAGGACTCATCGGTCGCGGCGCACCAGGCCGCGGTCGACTTCGCCCTCGGCGAGCTTGCGAAGCGCGGCGACTGGAGCGAGTGGTACGGGGCCGATAACGCCTTCCCCGCGAGTACGGGCGGGCAGGGCAGGTTCACGAAGGTGAACCGTGTCGCGCCCACGCAGGAGGCGCCGTCGGCGCAGCCGCAGGGGGCGCCGCGCCCAGGCAGCTACACGAAAGACGCACTGGTCCCCAATCAGATCACCGAGGGCCAGGCCCAGGGCTTGACCGCTGAGGAGGCCCTGGCGGTCTGCGGGCCCGCGGCGGCAGTGGCGTTCGCACGTGCCAATGGTCGCAATCCGACGCTCAGGGAAGCCAAGGAGCTGGCCCAGAGCGCGGGCGTCTGGGACGTCGGCAACGGGATGCACGGCCCAGCCAGTGAGGTGCAACTGCTGCAGAAGATGGGCGTGCAAGCACGCTTGCAGCAGGGCGCCGACTGGGCCAGCGTCGCTCAGGAGGTCCAGGCGGGCCGACCCGTCATCATTGACACCCCCAACCACTACTTTGTCGCGTCGGGCTTCGACCCGCAGACGGGGGAGTTCGAGTTCGGCCAGTCGGCGGGCGTGCTCCGAGCGGCGAAGGGCAGAACCAGGTTCAAGCCGCAGGATCTGCCGAGCCTCAACATGGGCTCCCCTCGAGCGACCATCTTCCTGGGGGCAGGCCAGTGATTGACTGGAAGCGCTGGCTGCCTGGCATGCCCGACGACGAGGAGGAGGACCCCGTCCAGAAGACGCTGCGCGCGCTCGGGCAGGGCGCCAGTGACGTCGGCGCGGGCATCAGCCAGGGTGTCTCCGACCTCGGCTCGAGCATCGGTTCCGGTTTTTCGACCGCGAATGAGGCGCTGGGATCTGCGGCGACGGCCGTCCGCGACGCCTACGCCGTGCCCGCGGAGGAGCGCCCGCCGCAGTACAGCGGCCCGAGCTACGCGCAGCCGTCGCTGGCTCCTGGGCAGCCGAGCATGCTCGAACACCTGCCGGCGGTCGGCGCCGAGTACGGCCGGGCGGCCCAGGAGGCGCTCGGGGACCGCGGCGCCCTGCTGGCGGGGATGCGCCCGCCCGAGACCCCCGAGGAGGTGGTGGCGGCCAACGCGCCTGCGCCCTTCAGGGCCGTGCGCGCGGCATCGGAGATTGGATCTGCCGCCGGCAGCGCGGCGCTGGGCGAGTACGGTGCCAGGGCGGCGGGCGAGAAGCCGATCTTCGTCACGAACGAGATCCAGACGCCGCTCGGCGCCATCCCGTCGGTCGAGGGTCCCACGCCGCGCCAGGTCGGCTCGGCCATCGGGACCGTCGTCGGCGACCCGACCAACCTGATCCTGCCGGGGACCGCCGCCGACAGGGCGGCCAGCGTGGCCATCGAGGAAGGCGCCGGAGCGCTGCGCGGGGCCGCCGGCCGCGCCGTGGGATCTGCCGCCGAGGCGCTGGGCGCAGCGCTGGGACGGAACGCCGAGAACGTGGGCGATGCGCCAGGCGTGCGGTATCTCGGGTCGGGCGTGGTGCCGGAGACTGGAGCTCCGCGCCCGGGCTGGACGCCGCCACCAACGATACCGGACGAGGAGATCGTTCAGTTTCGCCGCGCGGCCAAGCTGGTGGAGAACGGCCAGCCGATCCCGCCGGACCTGCCCGTCATCACCCGGCCGATGCCGGCCAGGGAACGGGGCGCGGACCCGCACGACCTCCACTTCTTCGTCACGAGCGCTGGCGAGGAGGTGGTGCTGCCTCCGGCGAACCGCGGCACGCCCGGCCGAGGGATCAACGCGGCGTACAGCGATTACATCTCGGCCCAGGGTGGACACCGTGGCCGCCCGTCCGGGCGCTATCAGGACCCGAGCGGGGAGTGGCACCAGTACGACTCGCCGCAGGAGCTGCTCTTTATGCAGCACTTCGACGAGCAGAAGGCGAGAGGCCCCGATCCGCGGGCGGAGCATGGCGGGATCGAGTCCTGGTGGAGAGGCGGCGAAAGCCCGTACCCGGAGATCGAGTCGCTGCCATACGTCAAGACGACCATGAAGCCCGGCGAGCAGCCGGGCGTGGGTGGGTTCGAGGGCGATTATGTCGTCCGCCATCATGACGGCTTCGTCGAGCTGGTGGAGGGCAAGGACGTCAAGGTGATGCCGAAGCAGGAGGAGTGGTTCCAGGAGCCCGGGAAGCGGCCGGCGCTCGCCTGGAACGTCCTGCGCAAGTCCGCCGCGGCCATCCCTGAGCTTGCCATGCAGGGGCGGGGCTTCCGGATGCTGACCGGGCGCGAGTCGGCCGCGATGGTGCCGTCGCTGGCGCCGAGCCCCCTCACGGGGAAGGGCTCCCCGGTGAAGTCGTTTCAGGGTGTGCCCGGCGTCGACTGGCGGGACATCCCGGAGCTTGATCGCGGCTTTCCTGGTGCTGGACCCGCTGTCGGCAACCAGATCCTCGACGTCGTCACCGCCACCGAGCGCGAGGCCCGCGCGCTCGCGGCGCGGCTGCAGGCTGCAGGGGTACCCGCGGACGAGCAGCGCGCGCAGCTGACGCGCCTGGTGCGCGACCGGCTCCTCCCGACCGCCGACCTGGCCGGGCGTACCACGGGCGAGATGCGGAACGTCCAGGGGCGCGTATCCGCCGCCGTGCCCGCGTGGGACAGCGACGCGGGGCGGGTGACGCAGGAGCAGCTCGAGCGGCACTGGCCGGATGCCGCCGCGGCGATCCGGTCGGCCGAGCAGAACGGTGCGCAGGTCCGCTCGGCCACCGTCGAGCTGGTCCAGAGCCCCGCCGATGCCGCCCCGAGTCCGCGCCTGTTCATCGAGACCGATGGCGACCCCGCGGCGATCCAGCGCCTGGCGGCCCAGCTGGGGCAGCTCCACGGTGACCCCGGCGCCGCCACGGTCTGGCACTACGACTGGCAGGGGCCGACGAGCGTCCGCGAGGTGTCATTCTCGGGCGCTGATCCCGCCATTCAGGCCAGCTTCGACGACGTGCAGGCCGCGCTGCGCGGGGCCGGAGACGGGGTCCCGGGGCTCGTTTCGCGGTATAATGATGATGGGTCGCTGGCCACGGTCCACGTGCTCGGCCAGGACGCCGCGGGCAATCCGGTCCCCGATGACCTCCTGGACGCCCGTCTCCACCGGATGCAGGAAGCGCTGCAGACATTCGGCATCCGGGCCGACGTTGGGCCCCCGCAGCGGGCGGTCGTCAGGAATTTCGCAGCTGAAGGTGACTATGCAAGAGCCCTCGAGCTCCACGAGCAATCCCTCGGGCTCCGCCCTCTCCCGAGCCCTCCTCGAGGCGCTGTCCGGGCCGGTGACGGAGGAGGAGCTGCAGGCCGCGCGGGAGCGGATCGCGGCGCGGGCCCAGGAGCCGCAGGAGCCGCCGCCGACCGGCTGGCGGATCTCGATCGCGCCCCGCCGGACACCCCCGCCGCAGGTCTAGGCTCCGGCCTCGTCGGACGCCTCTCCGCCGGGTTCGGCAACGCCGCGCAGGGCGCCGTGCTGGGCGCCGCGTCGGAGGACCTGCAGGCGCAGCAGGAGGACAGAGACCCCGACCCGACGGCCAGGCTGGCCCGCGGGGTCGCGGGCGCGGGGCTCGGCTACGTGGCTGGCCGTGGTGCGCGTGGGCTCGGCCGGGCGGGCGAGGCGGGGCTCGGGAGCGGTCTGGTGCCCAGGGCCAACCAAGGGCAGATCGCCGCCGTGGCAGGGCAGGTTGCCCAGACGCCGATGACGGGGGCGCACACGAACGGGCAGCACGTCACCCGCAACGTGGCCAGGCAGATCCAGAAGCAGGCCGCCGCGGGTGTGCCGCCCGTGCATCCGACGGGCCCGATGGCGCCGCCGAACCCGCCACCCGGCTGGTGGGACCACGTCGAGAACTGGCGCTACAACCTCGGCCTCTTTGCCCAGCTCTCGACGGGCATGGTGCAGCTCGCGGGCGGCGTGGTGCAGGCGGCCGGCGGGGGCGCTGCCGAAGCGCTGCGGCTGGGCGTCCTGAAGGGCCAGCCCGAGGCGCTGCTGCCGATCGCGGGCGAGGCCATCAGGTCGCTCCCAGGCGGGATCAAGAGCGCCGCGCTGACCGCGGCGGGCCAAGTGCCCAAGGCCATCCAGGCAGGCTCTGACTACAAGCCACCACTGCATGCGCGGGAGTTCGCGCAGGGCAACGTCGGTCGGGGAGTGGGAGCGCTGGCGGTCGCCTTCCCTGGGCAGTTGACGACGCAGGCACCCGACGCGCTCTGGCACGAGATGTTCTACAAGACGGGCATCGCCCAGGCCGCGGCCGACGAGGCGCGGCGACAGGCCGGGGGGTCGCCGATGGCGATGGGTGAGCGGCTCCGCATCCAAAAGGATCTGATCGCCAATCCGACGCCCGAGATCGTGGACGAGGCGACGAAGCTGGCCCAGAACGCCACGTACAAGGGCGAGGCGGGCCGCGTGCTGGGGGCGCCGAAGAAGATCACCGAAGCCCTGGGTCCCGTGGGGTCATTCTTCATGCCGATCTACAACACGATCGCTCGCATTCACGAGCAGGCGCTGGAGTACACCCCTGGGGTCGGCCTGCTGCCGCTCGACAAGCTGGGGCTTGCGCCGAAGGGCCAGGCCCGTCCGATGTCGCGCCGCATCGCTCAGCAAGCGGTCGGGGCCTCGCTGGTGGTCGGCGGCCTGTCGTACGCGGCTGAGGGCGGTATCAGAGGTCCTGGACCGTCGAACCCGAACGAGGCCCAGGGCATGCGCGACCAGGGCTACACGCCGAACACCACGAACGTCGGCGGCTACTGGATTCCCAACTCCTGGTTCGGGCCGTGGGGGCCGATCCTCAACGAGATCGGCGCCGTCAACGACGCGCGCATCTACGACCACGGCGACAAGGGCTGGGACGACCTGACCTGGGAGAAGAAAGCGGCCTCGATCATCAAGATGTCGGGGCGGGCAGCGGCGGACTACCCCGCGCTCGACACGGCCCAGACCATCACGAAGCTGTTCACCGCGCCCGAGGACGCGCTCCCGTCCTTCCTGGGCGAGGTCGCGGCGCAGTACATCCCAGGCCCCCTCCGCACGAAGGCCCAGGCCGAGGACACGAAGGCGCGGACCAGGACCAGGGGGGCGGACGTCCCGTTCGAGCAGCGCTTCTGGGAGACGGTCAAGCAGCGCTCGGGGTACGGGCGGCAGGAGCTGCCCGTCGCCCAGGACATCCTCGGCCGCGACGTCGAGAACCCGCGGCAGGGCTGGGCCAGAGCGCTCGCGCCGAACATCCGCGAGGAGAAGCCCGATCCGATCATTCAGGCGTACCTCGACGCGGGCCTGAACATCGGCGACCCAGCGACCGAGCTCACGCTGCCGAGCCTCAAGGACACGGACCTGAAGCCTCAGCTCACGCCCGAGGAGACGCGGCGCTGGAACACGCTCCGTGGCGAGGCGATCATCCGCCGCGTCGAGCCGATGCTGGCCGACCCCGCCTTTGCCGCGCAGCCGCTGGATGCGCGCGCCAAAGGGCTGGAGAAGATGCGGACGGCGGCCGCCGAGGAGGCGCACGCGCGGCTGCGCTCTGAGATCGGGGCTCAGGAGATCAACCGACGGATCAGCGAGGCGCAGGCGACGAAGCAGCGCAGGCAGGCGTCCTGATGTCAGGCGAGCGACGCTGCATGCTCCCCAGGATCATCACCGTGGCGATGAGCGCCGCGATGGGCCAGGTCGTCGGCAACACCCCGTACAGGACGACCGTCCAGAATGCCACGGCCAGCGGGGCTTGCCACGCGGTGAGTCGCTCCGTCTCATCGGTGGCGACGGTGCGGCGCCACGACCGTGCCAGGGGCGCGGTCTCGGGCCAGCTTCTGGTCCTGGCAGCGGTAGAATACGCGGGCATCGGGAAGTCCCCATTTCCTGGTGTCATGCCCTCGGCCTGTTCGCGCAGGCGCGAGGGTTTCCTGTGCTCGAAGTGTAGCAGCCCTCGAGGAGGCGACCAATGAATCAGCAAGAGCTCGAGGAGCTGCTCCGTCAGATCGCGCCGAACAACACGCCAGGGCGCCTCGCGTTCAACGAGGACACCGCGACGGTCGAGCGGGAGGAGCCAGGGGCGTACGTTGGGGCCGACCCCGTCAAGAAGAAGGTGCCCGTCAGGGTGCTGACCTGGACGGACCCTGGCACGGGTATGACGCTCGTGGTACAGGCCAACCCCGACGGCACGTACACCAAGGTGTCGCAGGGCGTCGACAAGAAGATGCAGGGCGAGCCCGCGACCACGCCCGCGCAGCAGGCAGCCGCGGCGGGGGTATCGAAGAAGGTGCCCGTCGAGGGCAAGCCTGGCGTCTACGCCGTCACGACGTCGAAGCAGCAGTCCGACGGCAGCATGGCCGAGGAGACCCACTACGAGAACGAGGCGGGCACGCGCGTCCCGACCCCGCAGGCCAACCCGCAGGTCATCGGCGGCACACTCAACACGACGTCGCCGCAGTACGCGGTGGTCGGCCCCGACGGCTCGGTCACCTGGGCCGCCAATCCGAACTATCAGAACCCCAGTCCGAGGCCGCTGACGCTGCCGAACACGCGGACGATCAGCTGGGCGAACGCCGACGGCACCATCACGACCGAGAAGAACCCGAACTACGTCAAGCCGTCGAAGATCATCCCGAACCCGTCAGACCCCAGGAAGATGGTCAACGTCACCGAGGACGACAACGGCAACCCCGTCATCCTGCCCGTGGACGACAAGACCACCATCAAGCCCGCCGACCTGCCCGTCTTGCAGGCGAAGTTCGGCGAGATCAGCCAGGGGCTGGGGCAACTCGCCCAGGACCTCAACCGTCGCGTCCGCGACCAAGAGATCACGCCCGAGGAGCGGAAGACCGCGTTCGAGGCGGCCCACGCCCAGGCGGCAACGCAGGTCGCCGAGATCAACTCGATTCTGGAGAACAGCAAGGCCATCTGGTCGGGCCAGGTCACCCAGCGCGGGCAGAGCTTAGCCGAGACCCAGAGCAGGCGATCGTTCGCGTCGGACGCCGCGGGCCGAGCCATCACCACGGGGTACAACATCGCCACCTCGGCGGGCCCTGGGCACGGCAAGGCGATCGCGGCTGGCGTCGAGGCGCTGATGGGCATGCAGCAGAAGTACGCCCAGGGCATGGGCGGCTTCCGCGAGTCGCCCGAGATCGGCCTGCCGCCCGCGCTCAAGCAGGCCCGTGGCATCAGCCTGCCAGGCTACGGGCCTGCCGCCACGCCCGGACCGCCAGGCGTACCATCGGTGAACCCCCAGGCGTCCCAAAGTGGACCGCCAGGCGTACCCCCGGAAGCTCCGGGGGCCAACGCCATCGGGCTCGGGGCGGTCGGCGCGCTGACGGCCCCGAGCGGCGCCCCGCCGGCAGGACCGCCACCAGCCCCGCTCTTGCCCCCGCCGCCACCCGTTCCCGGGCAGTCGCCCGTGGCAGGTATGGGCGCTGCGCTGGGCGCGGCCCAGGGCTACGCGGGCGAGCCCGTTGCGGCCGGCGGGGCTGGCGTCTGGAACCCGATGCCCACCGTGCAGGGCATGCTGGGCGACGGGTCCGACCCTGCCTGGGCGGAGGCCGTCAGGCGGGCGGCCCAGGCTCACGGCGGATTGGGGAGGTAGACATGCACGCACCTGACGCCACAGCCCGTCCGATCACACGGTACGAGCAATCCCACGAGCGCTCGCACAAGCAGCTCGGCATCGCAGCCCTGCTGCTCGGGGCCGCCGCGCTCATCGCAGCTATGGCCGTGCTGCTCTACGTCTTCTGGCTGCTGCTGGCTCCGCTCGTGGCGACGCCGTTCGACGCGGACGGGGTGCGCTGCTACCACCGTGCCGTCCAGGTCGCCTGTTTGAAGACCGCGGAGCCCCCGCGATGATGGCAGGACGCGACGATCTCGGCGTCTGGCGGTGCCCCGGCTGCACGCGCATCCTGGCGAAGCTCAGGCTCTCGCCAGGCAGCGTGGTCGAGGTCAAGTGTCATTCGTGCGGCGCGTTGATCACGCGCGAGACCCCCGCGGCAGACGAGTCTGCTACACTGGCACCAGTGATCCGCCCATAAGGTCCTTTGAAGACCCTCGAGGCGAACGACTCGTCGTTCCCGAGGGTCTTCTGCATGCTCGACAAGGCCCCAGACGCCCCCGTCTCCGAGCCCGTCACCCCGAGTGACGGCGCATCCGCGCCGAGCAGGTCTGAGCCCGCCCAGGATCGTCCGAGTCTCGGCACGCTTGCCGAGGCGTTCCGTAGCGACCCTGACGCGTTGAAGGACCGCACGCCGCGGGAGCGCGCCGCCGACCCGTCGCCGAGCACGGAGCCGTCCGAGGAATCCGCCACGCCCGAGCAGGGCGCGGCGTCGAAGCCGGACGAGCCAGGGGCGCCCTCGCGCCGTGGAGCGGCCGCCAAAATCTCGGAGCAGCAGTCCGAGATCGACCGGCTGGTCTCGGAGCGCGAGGCCGAGCGGGCCCGGCTCGCTGACACCGAAGCCCGGGTGGCGGCGCAGGACGCCGCCCGCGAGCAGGCCCGTCGGGCCGCGCTCTCCCGCATCGGCGACGACCGCGAGTTCGGCGCGCTTGCCAACAAGCGGATGCGCGGCGAGGTGCTCAGCTACGAGGACGACGAGAAGCTGACCTCGATGCTGGCCTGGCGCGAGCACGCCGCCGACCTCTGGGAGATGGCCGACCGCGCCCATAAAACGGCGCTGGCATCGGCCGTCGGCGATCGTGCGGAGAAGTACGGGCTCGACCGTGAGACCGCGTTCTCCGCCGCCTTGCCCGACCTGCTCGACCACGCCGTCTCGGTCACCGAGGCCAGAGTGAGAAAAGAGCAGGCCAACCAGATCAAAGAGCTCCAGGCGGAGCTCAGGGGCTTACGGACCCGTGGCGCTGCTGCCGCCTCGCCGACCATCGGCGGATCGTCCGATGGATCTGCCCGCGACCTGCCGTCTGACGGCGCCTCCCCGCTGGACTGGTTCCGCGTCGGGGCGAAGCGCCAGGCCGAGGCAGCTCAGGGCGGGAGCCGGAACGGCCGGCGCTAGCTGACAGGAGAGACCCAGATGGCCGGTACCCTCGCCGACCTCGCCGTCATGTCGTCCGACGCCTACGAGCGCGGCGTCATCGAGCGCTTCAGACTGACCTCCGACTTCATCAAGCTGCTGCCCCAGAAGCCCATCCGCGGCACCACCTACAAATATCGCGTCGAGGAGGTCGCCCCAGGCGTCCAGTGGCGCGACGTCAACCAGGGCTACGCCGAGTCCACGGGCGTCATTGCCCCGCGCATCGAAAGCACGATGATTGTCGGCGGCGATGTGTTCCTCGACAACGCGCTGCTCAAGAACCAGCGCACGGGGGGCGATGCGCTCGACCTCAAGGCCGAGCAGTATGACCTCAAAGCGCGTGCCCTGGCCCGCGAGCTGGAACGGGCCTACTTCGAGGGCGACGACCTGGTCAACCCGTCGGAGATGCCAGGGCTCAGGCGACGCCTGACGGGCAACCAGGTGATCAACGTGGCGACCGCCGGCGGCGCGCTGACGCTGGCGCTGGTCGACTCGCTGCTCGACCAGCTCGACCTCTCGATCGGGCAGCCCCACCTGTTCATGAGCAAGGCCGTCCGCCGCAAGCTGACCGGCCTGGCCCTACTCCAGGGCAACAGCGTGAACATCACCTACGACAGCGTCAACGAGGTCGGCAAGGTCATCGAGCGCTACGCGGGCGCCCCGATCCACATCGTCGAGGACGGCTGGGACGCCTCAACCCTGCTGGCCGCTGACGAGGATCCTGGCAACGGGACAGCCACGACCGCGTCGATGTACGCCGTGATCTTCGACGAGCAGATGGGGGTGTGCGGCCTGATCTCGGGCGGGGATGGCGACCCGCTGGTCTCGGTGCGCGAGGTTGGCGAAACGACCGCCTCGGGCTCTGGCAACCCGCCAGGCATCCTCGGGCGGATCGAGTGCTACCCAGGGCTGATGGTCAAGTCACCCAGATGCGCGGCCAGGCTCCGCGGCATCCTGCCGGCGGCGTAGGCGAAGGGACGGCCCTGATGATCGACCCCGCATACCTCGAGAAGCTTGGGGTCTTCCAGGACGAGGACGGGCGGTACAAGCGGCACCGCATCCGTGTCAGGAACCCCGAGTACGACCCGTCCGACCCGAAGGCGGAGCCCAAGGGGCTCTTGATCGGCTACGACGAGGAGCTGATCCCCTATCCCGTGGTCCTGCCCCTGGCGACCGACCCCGACTCGATCGAGCAGGCCCGACTGAAGGCCGCGGCGACGGGCGCCGACTTCTACCACCCGACGTGGGGCTGGCTGCGCTGGGGCATCAAGCCCGAGAAGGACCACGCCGAGAACCTGGGCGCGGGCTCCGTCAGGAACCCGACCCGCCGCGTGACCCTGGCCCAGACCCAGCCAATCCCAGATCCGGAGCCAGATCCCGAGCCGGAGCCCCAGCCGTTGCCCGCTCCGACCGCGAAAGGACGCTGACCCATGTACGACGCCCTCCTGAACCTGCTGCCCAGCACCACCAACATCTCGGGCGCCGGCACCACCACGCCCGTAGCCACCGGCAAGTACCTCGGCCGCAACCGCACCTACCGCGCCTGGGGACGCTGTAGCGGCGACGTCACGGGCACCCTGCCGACCCTGACCATCAACCTCCTGGAGTCGACCACGCTGGCGATGGGCACCCCGACGGCCATCCCAGGCTCGCTCGTCATCACCGAGCAGATCGGCGGCGGCGGCGGGGCCTCGGCGGGACGGGTCAGTCCCGAGATCCCGTCGTCCGTCGCCCAGCTGCCGTCGCTCGTGTTCACGACGACCAAGGACTACGTCCAGGCGCAGGTCGCCGCGGGCGGCACCGCGCCCGTGTTCCCAGGCGTCAGCGTCGTCATCGAGCCGCTCGACGCGCCGCTGCTGCCGTCCGGCCGCTAGCGCGCCCGATGCTGTGACCGTAAGGAGACGACGATGCCAGACGAACGCAACCGGATCGCCGAGGACACCGTGGGCGAGCGGGGCAACCGCGACCGCTTCCACCAGGGCAACAACCCGCAGATCCTGCCGCTCGACCTCACGGAGGAGGAGCAGGCCACCCTCGACCAGCACCGCGCCACGATCCACGCGCCCGACTCGAAGCCGCGCTGGGGCACCGACGAGGACGGCGAGCCGATCGAGGTCAGTCCGCAGGGGCTGATCGTCACCGACCCGCTGACGGGCGCCGTCGAGCCGCTGACCGAGGAGTCGGCCGAGCGCGCCGAGCGGAACCAGAAGCTCAGGGCCGAGCAGGCCGAGGCGCGCTTCAAGTCGGGTGCGCTCGGGGCATCTCCTCCGCCGCTGCCCGGGCCCGAGCGGCGGACGAGAGCCCCGTCCACGAAGGGGGACGAGCCCGCGACCGAGCATCCGCCGAAGCCAGAGCCGCGGGCCTCGGGCGGAAAAGCGCCGAGCAGCTAGGGTGCCGACCCTGCGGGATCTCAGACGCGCCACGGCCGACCGGGTCGCCCCGTGCGAGCTTGGGACCTCGGGCGTGCTCGAGGGGAGCAGGTACGTCGGCACGGCCTTTGACGGGTCGCGCCGACGGATCGTCTCCTCGGAGCTGGTCAGCATCGACGCGCTCGGGACGGGTCCCGAGGCCCCGACGGACGCGCTCAAGAACGACTGGCTCTACCTGCTCACGGACCCGCCCGAGCAGCGCCGCATCCCCGAGGGCGCGTTCGTCGGCTACGCCCGAGCTGACGAGACCGTGACGGGCACCACGGCGCTCACGGCGCCCGATGCGCCCGTGGCGTACCTCGACGTCGAACGGCCGTTCTCATCGCTGGTGGCGCCAGGGACGCCGTTCGAGATCCACGCCATCCCGCCCGAGAGAGGCGGCAGGTCGGCGGGCCTGCACGCGCACGTCCGCCACGCGACCAGGGTCATCCTGCGCGAGGACACCGTGCTGGTGCCTGGCGCCTCGGGGCGCACCACACTCGACGTGACGGCGTCGTTCCCGTGGATGCAGACCGTGGCGTGCTTCGTCGGGGCCACCTACGTCGAGACCGTCCAGGGCGTCGAGAGCTGGGCCATCCCAGGAGCGCGGCTGCGCCTCGACGGTGACCGCGTGCTGCTCACACCGAACACCACGGCGACGGGCCAGAGCCTGCCCGTGCGCGTCCTCCGCCCGCTCTCGTCCTGGATCAAGCCCGCGCTCTCGTCCGTCTGGGCGGAATCGTCGGCTGGGCTGGTCGACGAGGACGACCAGTGCCTCGGGGACGCGGACGCCATCTCGCTGGTGGCGGCCTTCCACGCGGCGGAGGAGCAGGCGCACGCCTCCATCGTGGGATCGGGCGCCCAGACCTACTGGCTCAGCAGGGCCGCGCAGTTCGCCGCCAGGAGCGTCTTCCTCCGCGATCAACGAGTCCGCCGCCCGTCCACGGGCGCGGTCTGGCCCGATCTGGTGTCCGTCGACGGGCCGCTCGGTGGCAAGTTCGGCGCCGGCTGGCGCTGATGCCGAACCGCAGCCGCGGCAAGTTCGACATCGTCCTGGACGGCGGCGACCTGCTGATGGGCTTTTCGCTCGCCCGCGAGGTCGACAAGCCCGCGGTCGTCCCAGGCGAGCTTGCGCCGGCCCGCCTTGACGAGCAGGTCCGCAACGCCGACCTGCCGCGGGTGGTCGACAACCTCGACGCGGGCATGGGCTATAGCCGGCGCCTCGAGCGGGTCCCGAACGGCTACGCCTACGCGTTCCCTGGGTACACCAGGGCGCCAGGCGGCATCTTCTGCCAGGCGGGCAAGCTGACCGAGATCACCCTGCCCGCGGGCTGGCCCAGGGCCGCCATCACCTGCTCCGAGCGGTTCCGTACCCCCGCGGGCACGTTCGTCTACCTCGGGACCGAGGGGCCGCACATCCTGGTCCTGTCCGACGACGGCCTGACGGCGACCATCGCGCGCACCTTCACGACCCCAGGCTGGGCGACGGGCAGCATGGTCGTCTTCAACAATCGCCTCTACTGCGGCAGTGGCGTCGGGCTCGGCTACCTCGACGGCGCCGACGGGACCTGGCACGAGGTGTCGACCGTCATCAAGCCGTACCTGGCCGCGCAGTCCTGGCGCCCGCTGGGCGTGCCGACCGAGGTGATCGTCGGGATCTCGCAGGAGCTCAACTACAACACGATCAGATGGTGCCCGATCACGGCTGACCCGATGGTCGACGCGAACTGGGGCGCCCCCGTCAGGGTTGGGGCCGCGGGCTCGTCGGACGCCCGCTACCAGGCCAAGAAGCTGGTGGCAGCGCCCCAGCATGTGTACGTCCTCCGTCCCGACGGTGTCTATGACATGGACGAATTGGGCGCTCGAACCTTCAATATCGCGCCCTGGATCGCCGAGGGCGTCGACCACTTCAATGGCGGCTGGGGCCTGCACATGGGCGACGGGCTCTACTACGCCCACGCCCAGGGGCTGGCCTTCGTGCCGACCACGGGCGAGACCATCTACCGCCCCGAGTGGGCCGACCCAGGCTTCGGGCTGCCGTACGAGGGTCCCGTGCGGGGGCTGGTGGCCGCCGGCACGCTGTTCAGCGGCTGGGGGCTGCTCGGGCAGTGGGCGCCGAGCCTGCCCGAGTCGTACGTGGTGGCGGGGCGGCGCATGCCGAGCGGGACCGGGTCCGAGGCCACGCACGTCTGGCACGGCGCCGAGGCCGTCGTCCCTGGGCGCATCACGCATATGCGGGTCTGGACCCAGGGCTGGGCGCTCGGACAGCCGCGGCTGCTGATCACGACGACCGACGGCGGCACGCCCGCGCCGACCGTCCGCGCCTACTGGCAGAGCCAGCCCAAGTCGGGCACCCCGATCCAGGAGCTGCTCTGGGGCGGCGGCTTCCAGCCCGCGGACGCGGCTTCGCTGTTCCTGCCAGCGGACCCGTACGAGCGGCCGTCGGCGGTCAAGACCATGCTGCAGTTCGAACTGGTCACCGAGAACATGGACCTGGGATCTGACCTCGTCAAGGTCTACGCAAGCTCGGACACGATGCCCGACTGGGCGCTCCAGGGCACGGCCGACGCGGGCACCTACGCCGCGTTCGCGCCGCTCGAGCTGACCGAGGGGCGGTACATCAAGACGCGGATCGACCTGGTCGGCTCGCCGATCCTGCGCTCGGCCGACTTGCGGGCCGCGCTGGGCATCGAGCTGCGAGAAGCCAGGACCTACCGCGTGGTGCTCGGCTACGACAATGGGCTCGGGACGCCAGCCGGCGGCCGCGAGCTGCGGGACCCCGAGCAGCGCCTGGCGGACCTCCGCACGATGCTCGGGCGGGTGGTGACGCTCGAGGCCGAGACCCCGCTGCGGGTGCGGGTGCTGCAAGTCCTGGCGCCCGAGCGGCGGCAGCTCGGGGCCGCCAACCGAGCCGGCGCCTGGGCGATCGTCGTCCCGATTCTCGTCTCCATCCTCGACCATCCGTTCCGCTACGACGGAGCTGACCACTACGACACCGACAGGACCTGGGGGTGAACCCATGACGCTGGGGCTGGTCCCGAGAAGTGCGCGGTCGTTGGCCGAGCACCTGAATAAGTATTACCGCGTCCTCACGGGGGTCGATGCCGACTCGGTGGCCCTGCGCCTCCCCGCGGGCGGATCGTTCGAGGTGCGCCACTCGGTGACGCAAGCCCCGATCCTCAAGGTCACCGACGCGGGCCTCACGGGCACCATCGACGGCGCATCCGTGGCCGACGGCACGATCAGCTCGGCCGAGATCGCCGACGACACCATCGTGAACGCGGACGTCAACGCTGCCGCCAACATTGCTGTCTCGAAACTGGCCCATATCGGGGCTGGCAACGTGCTGCGCTCGAACGGCTCAGGCAACGTCGGCGGGCCCGTGGTCACGACCGACATGGTCATCAACACCATCAACGCCGACCGCTTACAGGACAGCACGATCACGGCGGCGAAGCTCGGAGGCAGCCTCACCGCACAGGGCAGCGGGCTGATCGCCGCACAGGTGCTCGGGTCGGCCTCGACGATCGTGACCTTCTCAGGCATCCCGCAGACGTTCAAGCACCTCCAGCTGGTGCTCTCCGGGCGGTCGGACGCAGCAGCCACGGCGGTCAACGCCACGCTGCGCTTCAACCTCGACGCCTCCGGCCTCTACCAGGGTGAGTCGATGTCGGCGTCAGGCTCGACGGTGAGCGCGCTCGAGCAGGCGCCCACCTCGACCTCCGCCTTCATCGGATCGGTGCCGGCGGCGAGCGGTGGCGCGAACATCTTCAACGCGACGACGCTGATCATCCCCAACTACACCGTCACCCGCTTCCGGAGCCTGCACGGCTCGTGTCAGTTCGCGACCAATAATCTGGCGGGGCAGGCGGGCATCCAGACGTTCGGGATGATCTACTACGGGACGGCGCCCGTGACGACCATCCAGATCGCGCTCTCGGCGGGCCAGTGGGTGACCGGCAGCGTCTTCAGCCTCTACGGGCTCAACTGACGGGGAGGGGACCGTGGCCGACTCCGTGATCATCATCGACGCCTCGGGCTCGGGAGCCCCGCCCGAGATCCGCCCGCCGACGCCCGAGGAGCAGGCCCAACTCGACGCCGACCGAGCCGCCGCCGCGGCTCGGGTCGTCGCCGTCGGGGCGCGCAACGTCTCGCACACCATCCGCACGACCGACGACGTCGCAGCCGAGATCCTGCGCTTCCCGACGCACTCCAAGCACGTGTACCGCGCGACGCTGCGGGTCTGCGGGATCGACGCGGGCAACGGCACCACCAGAGATAGCCAGGTCGTGATGGTGTTCAAGGGACTGGCCTCCAGCCTGGGTCAGGTGGGGGCGACCGCCGTGCTCTGGAACATGCAGGACACCGCGGCGGCATCCTGGCGTATCCAGCCCTCGGTGCAAGGCGCCGACCTCGTGGTCCAGGTCACGGGCGCGGTGGGACGCACGATTGACTGGTCGCTGGCGGGCGAGGTGGGCGCCTTCGCGCCCGAAGGACTGGACGTCGGATGATCGTCACCAGGCCGATCGACCTCGACCTGCTGGGGCGCGAGCTCGAGGCAGCCGCGGTGCCGTTCCATTTCCTCGGCATGAACGTCGCCCTGCCGTCGCCCGAGACCCCGGGCGACCTGTTCACCTACGACGACGCGGGCGGCCGCGCCGAACTGCCGCCCGAGGCCCAGCCCGTGGTGGACGCGCACGTGGCGCCCCCCAGGGTGGTCGAGTACGTCGAGACCAGGGCGGTCTCGGCGGTCACGAGGACGACCGACGGCGCCTTCCGTGAGATCTGGCGACTGGCCACCCAGCCGAAGCACGTCTATCGGGCCGCGCTCGAGATGCGGGCGACCGACGCCGCCGACGGGACAACGAAGGCCCAGGAGGCCAGGCTGGTCTTCAAGGGGACGGCGTCGACCGTCGTCCAGGTCGGAGCGACGGTGGTGCTCTGGGCGGCCCAGGACGCGGCGGCCACGGGCTGGGCCATCCAGGCCCAGGTGCAGGGCACCGACCTGCTGTTCGGCGTGCGCGGAGCGGCGGGCAAGACGATCGACTGGTCCCTGGACGGTGCCGTCGTCGTGTTCGCCCCGTCGGGACTCGAGGGCTAGGCCGTGCCCGACAACAGCCTGCTGGACGCGACGCCCGGGGCTACGCCCGAGCACGACGACGTCCAGCAGCAGATCGAGGCCGAGGCCGGGCGGGGTCCTCGCGGCATCCTGCGTCGGTGGCTGGCATCGGACAGCGTCCGAGCAACGCCATCGGATGCGGGCCGCGTCGTGCTGACCTCGGACGCGACGGGCGTCAAGATCAGCCGAGATAACGGCACCACCCTCCCGACGAACGTCATCAACGACGGCACGGCGGCTGGTGGCGCCCTGACGGGGGCCTATCCGAACCCGACCGTCTCGGTGGCGGGCATGGACGCGGTCGTCCCGCCAGGGACGGTTTGGGCCTGGGCGGGCACGGTCGCACCCGCGGGCTGGCTGCCGTGCGACGGCGTCTCGAGGGCGACCGCGACGTACCCGAAGCTCTTTGCGGCGATCGGCTACACCTACGGCGGATCGGGCGCCGTGTTCGCGACGCCGAACCTGGTCGGCAAGGTGATCCTGGGGGTCTCGGGCACCCACCCGCTCGGTCAGACGGGCGGCTCCGAGACGGCGGCGGGGCCCGCGCACACCCACACGGGCACGCACAGCCACGGGTTGAACAGCCACGCCCACGATATCTCGGGGCACAGTCACCGTCTTACCTCGAGCCACACCCACGGGCCAGGGGCGCACACCCACGGCCTGAACGGGCACCGCCACGACATCGGCCACAACCACGCCAACGCCGTCGGGGCGGCTGTCGCCTCGTCGACGGTGCTGAACGGTCGGTTCCTGGCCGGGGGAGTGAACGCGCTGCCCGACACCCACACCCATGACGTCGACCTGCCCAACTTCCCCGCCACGGACAGCGGCGTTCCGTCGGCCGGCGCCGTGGACACCGCCACCCCGTCAGCTGCCGACACGGGCACGGTGACGGGCACGCCCTCGACGGGGATCTCGTCGGCCACCGACACCGGCGCGGCCACGGGCTCGACCGCCGACGACGGGAGCGCCCCCGCGGCCGTCTACGGGGCGACGACGGTGCCGACCATGATGCCGTTCACGGCGATCGCCTACATCATCAGAACGGGCTAGGAGGCCGCCATGCCGCTCGCACCGTCCATCACTACCGCGGCGCGGTCCGCTGCCGCCAACGCCGTCACCGCGTTGGTGGACGCGGGCTCGCAGGCGGCCCGCCTGCGGATCTACTCGGGGACGCCGCCCGCCGACGTCAACGCCGCGCTCTCGGGCAACACGCTCTTAGCTGACCTGGCGATGTCGGACCCCGCCTTTGGGGCGGCATCCGCTGGGGTCTCGACGGCTGCTGCGATCACGTCCGACACCAGCGCCGACGCCACGGGCACGGCCACGTTCTTCCGGGTCGGCGCCTGGGATGGCACGACGTTTACGCCGACCTTCCAGGGGTCGGTCGGCACCTCGGGCTGCGACCTGAACCTCAGCTCGACGTCGATCACGCTCGGGGGTACGGTCGCGGTGTCGTCATTGACCTACACGCAGGTCGGGAGCTAGCAGCCGTGGCAGATAATATCCGCGTGGTGCCCTCGGCGAATGGCGCCGACCCGCTCGTGGCGACCGACGACATCGCCGGGGTCCAGTACCAGAAGGTCAAATTCGGCTGGGGCGCGGATGGGGTCTGGAACGAGACGACCGACACCGACGGGATCAGAGTCCCCGTGGGCGGCGCCCAGCTGGGAGCGGTCAACGAGACGGCGCCCGCCAGCGACATCGCCAACAGCGGCCTGAACGGGCGGCTCCAGCGCATCGCCCAGCGCCTGACATCCCTCATCGCGCTGCTGCCGGCCGCGCTCGGGGCTAGCGGCGGGCTCAAGGTCGACGGCTCGGGGACAGCGCTGCCCGTCTCGGGCACGTTCTGGCAGGCGACGCAGCCCGTCTCGGGCACCGTCACCGCGAACGCGGGCACCAACACCAGCACAGCCGCGTTGGGGGCCGCCACCGCGACCGACCCTGGTGGGACGACGACCAGCCTGCAGGTCGTCGGCGCGACGACGAGCCTGCGTCTGGTCGGCTTCTCGGCTCGCGAGACCACGGGCACGGCGGGCTCGGTGTTCAACGTCAGGCACGGGACGAGCAATGCAGGCGCGCTGCTGGCCACGGTCAGTCTGGGTGCCAATGAGTCCGCCCGCGAGTGGTTCGGCCCCGATGGCATCGCCGCGGCCTCGGGGATCTGGCTCGAACGGGTCTCGGGCTCGACGACGTTCGTCGGCTACTCGAAGGTGGCCGCCTGATGGGATCGTCCGGCAAGCTGATCTCAAGCGTCGACATCCTCGATGGCGGCGTAGGTACTGTCGACCTGGCCGCGGGCGCCGTGACCCAGAGCGGAGTATCGGCGGGCGTCTCGACGGTCCAGACGACCAGCACGACCTACGTGACGATCCTCGGCAGCGATGGGCCGTCGGCCGAGCTCAGGGTCGACCTGACGACGCTCGGCGGCGACCTCCTGGTCTGGCTCAGTGCCGTGTTGGCCGCCGGGACGGGGCAGGTCGTCTACCTCGCCGTGAGCCTGGACGGCGCCGCCGAGGCAGGCGAGCGATACGACCTGTCGAACGCCGCGGGAGACCAGCACGTCGTCAGCGTCGTGTACAGGTTCGCAGCGCCGTCCGCGGGAGCGCACAGCGTCCGTGGCCGTTGGAAGGTATCGGCCGGCACGGGCACGGCATCGACCGTGTTCCGCACGCTGATGGTCATGGAAGCGAAGCGGTGACCGCGGCCGACGGACGGCCAGGCTAGGCCATGCTGCTGCTGTTCTGGCGGCAGACTGCCGTCGCCGTCACGGGCAGCGCTGCCGTCAGCGTCGGGCACCCAACGCTCGCGGCGTCGGGGACGTTCACCACCACGGGCTCGGGCGGCGTTGGGATCGGGCATCCGACCCTGGCGGGCGCCGCGACGTTCACGCCGGCGCCCAGTGTCACGGGCACGGGTGCCGTCTCGATCGGGGCGCCGCAGCTCGCGGGCTCTGGTGCGTTCACGGCGCCTGGCATCGTCGCGGGCTCGGGCGGGGTCAGCATCGGCCATCCGACCCTGGCCGGGGCCGGCGCGTTCACGGGTGCGCCAGGGGCGACGGGCAGCGGCGGCATCAGCATTGGACACCCGACGCTGGCAGCAGCGGCGACGTTCACCACCACGGGTACGATTGCTGTCAGCATCGGGCACCCGACGCTGGCGGGGGCCGGCACCTTTGCGGGTGCCCCGAGCATCACGGGTACGGGTGCCGTCTCGATCGGCCATCCGACGCTGGCAGCCTCCGGCGCGTCCACGGCGCCTGGGGTCCTCGCGGGCAGCGGCGGGGTCAGCATCGGGCATCCGACGCTGGCAGCAGCGGGAACGGTCGCCGAGCAGCCGCTGGTCGCCTGGGCAAGCGTGGCTGGCGGTGCGGTGGCGTTCGCGGCGGCGACAGGTGGCACGGTCACGTTCGTGACCACGGGCTCGGCCGTCGTCACAGCTCCCCTGCAAGCTGGGGTGGTCGCGTTCGAGGGCACGGTAGCGGAGCTGACGTGGGCGGGAGTTGCTGGTGGCACCGTGGCGTTCGTCGAGACGAGGGCGGACCTGCTCGGGGATCTGAGCGTGTCGGGGCGGGTCCTGGTGGGGGTGTAACGTGGCGAGCGATCCCTTTATCGATTTCAAGCAGCAGGTCGCACGAGGCGACACCATCGTGTTTGACGCGACCATCACCCGCCCGCCAGGGGGCCCGCCCGTCAACCTGACGGGGGCCACGCTGGCCTGCACGGGCCGGCGGACGCTCGAGGAGGCGGCCGCGGCCTACGTGTTTCGTGTCGGGACGGATTCGGGTATCGTCCTCACGAATCCGACCGCGGGGCAGTGTCGCGTGACCATCCCGCCGACGGCGACGGCGTCACTGCCCGACTGGCCCGCGCTCTATGTCGACCTCGAACTGACCGAGGCGGACGGCAGGGTCTCAACGCCCGTCCGTGGGCGCATCATCCTGACGCCCGATGTGAGCCGGCAGTGACCGAGATCGAGCAGTTCATCCGCGAGGCCGCGTCAGCGAGAGGGATCAATCCGGACATCGCCATTCGGGTCTGCAACACCGAGGGCGGCGTAACGGAGCCGGCCAGGCTCGGGGACTTCTCGGGGCCGCCATGGTACAGCGGCAAGTCCTGGTGGGCGCTCCAACTCCACTACGGCGGCATCGGCACGCCCTGGGCGGGCTTTGGCCACACGGCTGGGATGGGGAACGGCTTTACGACCCTGACGGGCTGGGCGGCTGGCGATCCAGCGGCCTGGCGCGACGCGGCCAGGTACGGCCTGAATCGAGCCCGCACGGGCGGCTGGGGCGCGTGGTACGGCGCGGCGAGCGTGGGCATCACCGAATTCATGGGCATCGACCGCCAGGTCGCCTGGGACGCCAATGCCGAGGTCTGGGACTACGAGACGGGCCAGTCGCCCGCGCTGCCGAAGGTCGTCTACTCGCCGAGCGAGCCGCCGCACCCGCAGGACAGCGATTTTGACTGTTCACAGGACTCGACCGAGTGGGCGCTCTGGAGCGTTGGGCGCCGGCCGAAGGATCAGTGGCTGACCCAGACCATGATCGCCGAGGGCGTGCTCAGTTATCAGCTCGGGCTCATGGACGCGAGCGGCGCGGGACTGGCCGCGTTCATCACCAGGCACTACGGCGAGGACGGCTTCGAGGCGTCAAACCAGGACCCGGTCTCGTTCGACGAGCTGGCCGAGGACTGCGGGCGCTACCCGATGCTGATCGGCGGGAGACGCTGGGGCAGCGGCGGCCACTGGTCGGGGCTGCGGGCCTACGATGTCGCAGGGGACCTGCTGTTACTGGCGAATCCAGCCGCCGGCTACGTCGGGGTCAATCAGAGCATGACCCGCGAGCAGTTCTCCAGGCTGGGCCCGTTCAGCTGCGTCCACGTCACGCACGACGACCTCACGGAGCCGATCGCGGACCCGACGCCTGTCCCGCCGCCGGTCCCGGTGTATCCGCCGCCCGAGGAGCTGCTGGCGCAGATCGCGGCCCAGCAGCGGTATATCCAGGAATTGGAGACCCGCCTGGGCGTGGCGAGCGTCGACTACGCCCGAGACCTCGACGGCCTGGCCGCTGGCGTGGCGAACGTCGCTAGCGCACTGCGGGCGTTGCACCCACGCCCCTCCTGAGTGCTTCAGGAAATCCCAGATATGACGGGCACTCAGTGCTTGCACGCACAGTGGACCCGAAGGCAGCGGCGGCACTCCTGACACCACGTCATACCCCACGGATCGGACCACCACTCGCAGGCGCAAGACGCCTGGTCGTCGCCACGACAGCACGCACAGGGCTTGCCTCGGTAGTTCGCCTCGATGGCGTCTCGAACGGGATTGATGGGGTCGCTCGCCATCGCACCTCCATGCCGGACAGATGGGGGATTAGGGCTGGCTCTCCTCTGGTCGTTCCTCGGTGAGGGTATCGAGAATGATCTCAGTCTCATCATGCAGGCGCTTCGCCTCGTCGTCGGGCAGGGCACGGCTGACTACCTCGCGGATCAGCGAACAGCGGAAGCCAATCGGGGCGAAACTGGTCATCCTCTGGATCGCCGCTGCGAAGCCATAGGCCTGCCGTAACGCCTCCTTCAGCCGCTCGACCGACGCATCCCGCTGCGTGATGATCGACCTGTCGATCTGTATGAAGTGGTCACGATCGGTCACTTGCTGCTGGAGCGACGCACAACGCTCACACTCGGTCATCGTTCCTCCATGCTTCAGCTACTGCGGTTTGGTGAGCCGCTCTAGATGATCGGCTCGTAGATGATCGGCTCGTAGTCGAAGTAGTCGGGGGCGTTGACCTTTTCGTCTCCCTGCTCCTGAAGCGCCGTAATCTGCGCCTCAGTGAGCGGGTCACACTCAGGATCGTGACTGGTGGCGTTGGCGAACAGGTCCACGTAGGTGGCGTAGGTGGCGTGGAAGATCCCGACCGTGGGATCTGGACCATCCTCGTTCTGGATGCCCATCGGCACCTCGCCAGAGCAGCCGTTCGGACAGGGCAGGTACGTGTGCTGCATCGTCTCAGTCCCTTCTCGACAAGCCCTCGATGGTGTCAATCGCCTCGCGAGCGTCGTTCCCCTGCGGATTCTCCACCGCGATGGCGTGGATGCGGGCTAGGATCGTTGTGAGCCGCTCAACGTCAGCCTCCAACTCGGTGACCCTGTCCTCGGCCAGGACCATGCGTATCAACGCATTGCGCTGTGACCAGACCGCCATCGAACCGCCCGCAGCCCGGAGCATCTCGTTGGCCCGCTCTTCGGCTACCTGCACGACTCCTCCTTCATGGCGAACAGATTGCGGTTTACGTCTGGCTCTCACTGGTCGTTGGTTACGAGTCCAGCGCCTCGCGCATCATCCCCCGGCTCTCCTCTGAGTGCGACTCACCAGAGAGCACCATCGAGTTGAGCAGAGCGACGACGGAGCGAAACCGATCGTTCTGTAGCCACAACCGCTCGTTCTCATCCAGCAGTTCGGTGATGACATTGTGGCCGTCACCGAAGTTGCGCTTGATCTGGGCCATCCGCTCGGATGTCATTGCCATAATCGTCATCTCTCCTGAGTGCCCGAAATAAGCACGACTAGCTTCAGCTCGGCTCGGTGCAGCACGGGCACCGATAGGCGTACTCGACGCCGCCCTCGTCCAGTTGAACCACCGTCCAGCCCGGCGGGAGCTCACCCGTGGTCACTGCCTCGGCACCGCAGTCGCAGAGGTACGTGTAGGTCATCGTCTCCCCCCGGAGGCGCGGACACCTAAAAGGCGTCCGTCAGCTCGTACGTGGTCTCCTCGTCGCGAGTGATCCACTTTTCCCAGCTGGCGGCGATTGCTAAGACGTCGCCGCTTTTGAGCGACGGCCTGGCTGCTCCGAATTCAGCCGCGGCCTTCAGGATAGCGAGGCGTGTGATGGTGCGGTCCTTCGTCGACGGTCCTGCCGGCGCATCAGAGCCGCCGCGCACGGGGGCTACGCCGTCGGACGGGGCCACGGCGCGCAGGAAGCCTGCCTTGTCGAGCGTGCAGGTCACGGTCTCGCCGCGCTCCGGAAGCACGACGCCGACGGCAAACTTCGAGACGTTCATCCAGGTATCCCAGCCTTCGAGCTTCAGGCCCTTGTCGTTCACGCTGCGGACGATGCCCGTGACCAGCTGGTCGGCGCTGCCGTTGATCGCCATCACGCAGCCACCTTCATGGGCTGCGCTGCGGCGAAGCGCGCGGCCCGCTCGGCCAGCTCCGAGCAGGTGCCGCAGCAGAGGCCGCTTCGGCGGGCGCGGCAGACGGCCTGATGGATGTGGAGCTGTTCGACTATGCTGGTGGTGCTCATGAGACGATACCTCCGTCTTGTGGGCTGGCCCGCTCGGTGGTGACACACTGGGCGGGTCGCTTCATGCCCAGATTGTACCATATCTGCTATAGTTTCATCCAAGTGAGGAGCCGCAATGATCTTGAACCGACTGAAAGAGATTCGCCTGGGGCGGGCGCTCAGCATGCGCGACCTGACCCTGCGATCCGGTGTGACCGCGACGACGCTCGTTCGCGCCGAGAAGGGGCTCGACGTCTACCCGACGACCGTCCGCAAGCTGGCGAAGGCGCTCGGCGTCTCGCCGGCCGAGCTGCGCGGCGATCCTACGGTTTCTGCCGAAACCGTGCAGCCAGCGCCCGTCCCGATCGACGAGCGTCGTGCCGTGCTGGTCGCCAACATGCTCGACCAGGCCGAGCGAGCCCGAGCGCGTGGGGACGACGAGGGCGCGGCGACGTTCGAGCGCATGGCGGCCGAGGCGGCCGTCGCCGAGGCGTAGCGTAGAATAGCGCCACGAGAATGCCCCCGCGCAGCCTGGACGCTGCCGAGGGCGTGGCCGAATCTGGATAGGAGATCCGACAGTGAGCAGTCTACCCGAGCAGCCGATGCCGCCGACCGCGCCCGTGAGACAGCGCCGCCGCCCGCTAGTCTCCGACTATCTCACAGACGCCGAGATGGACCGACTGGCGGCGACTCTCTACAGCCTTCTGGTCGGGCGCGTGGACAAACTGCGCAAGCAGGGCCTGAGCGACGACGAGATCACGTCCCTCTTCGCGGCGGAAGCCGCCGAGGCCGAGTCGTGAGCGCGCAGCGCCCCGAGTTGAGCCAGGAGGCCCGGATGGCGATGTGGCGCGACCTCTGGCGCTATCTGCTGAAGCTGCCCGACGGCGACGTGCCCATGCGCGATACCGTAGCCGATCTGGCGCAGCCACGGGCCGAGCAGGACGCCGAGGCCGAGTCGTGAGCGGGCGCAGAGGCAATCTCGGCGCGCTCGACGACCTGACGACGATGCACTACTACACGCGCGTCTCCGGCGATAAGCAGGCCGATGAGGGGCTCTCGCTGGCGCAGCA